TAGATTCTACATCTCTCTCCACTAACGTAGGAATTGCTGATAATACTATAAGTGTAGATTCTACTACTGGATTTCCTGATACTTATGGGTTGCTTGAGATAGATTCTGAAATTATCACATATACTGGAATTACTACTAATTCATTTACTGGATGTTCTAGAGGATTTAGTGGAATTACTTCATATAGAAGTCCTGGTGCTTCTGATGAGCTTCTTTTTACTCAATCTGGAATTTCTACTCATTCTTCAGGAACAGTAGTTAATAATTTAAGTATTAGGTTTCTTAAAGAATTTTTTAAAAAGGTAAAAAAACAAATTGCGCCAGGATTTGAAGAAAGAGCATTATCTGGTGATATTGATGAAAGATTATTTATTAAACAATCTAAAGATTTTTATTCATCTAAAGGTACAAACCAATCCTTTGAGATTCTCTTCAGAGCACTCTACGGAAAGGACGTAGAGGTCATTAAACCTCGTGATTATCTTTTTATACCTTCTGATGCTAATTATAAGATTTCCAAGAAATTGGTAGTACAACCTATTGACGGAGATCCTATGGATCTTATTAATAGGAACTTATTTCAAGATGATATTTATGGATTTGAAAAAGCTAATGGTGCTATTAGTGATGTAGAGAAGATTGTAAGAGGAAATGAATCTTATTATAGATTAAGTTTAGACTATGATCGCAATTTAGACAGAATAAGTGGAAATTTTTCTATACATCCTACTACTAAATTAGTAAGTGGCGTTTCTATTGGAGCTACTGTTTTAACTGTTGATTCTACAGTAGGATTTGGTACTACAGGAACTTTGGTAGCAAATTATTCAGATGGTACATTTAATTCTATAAAATATACTTCAAAATCTTTAACTCAATTTTATGGGTGTTCTGGAATAGATAAAAATATTAGTCCAACACAAGATTTGAGATTAGATGCATTTGCTTATGGTTATTCTGGGTTAGGAACTGCAAATGTAGTAAAACTTAGAGTTACTGGAGTATTGGAAGATATAAATCCAGAATTTGATACTACTTATTATAATGAAGAAGGTAGTGTTATTGAACCTAAAGGTTTAGGGTTAATATCTAAGAGTGAAATAACAAAGAATTTATTTATTAACATTTCTGCTACTTATAATATAGAATCTATTGAATTAATTGACTCTTCAAACTTTACATATAAATTAAATCTTTTTGATACCCATAATTTTGTTTCTGGTGATAATGCTCTTATTAATGATATATCATGTTCTATTATTTCTCTTGTTAGTTCTAAAGAAGTTCTAATTAAAGGATCTGGAGAATTAAATCCTAATGTAAATTATAAAATTCAAAGATTATTATCTAAAGCTAATTTAAGTAATTATCCAGAAGCAAATATTTATACTACAAATATTCAA